CGGCACCATGATCGACGAAACCCATGTGTTGGCGAAAAAGGGCAACGCCGCCGAAATCTTCCTCGAGCTGCGCGGCGCGCTGACCAAGCGAACCGACGGGTTTCTGTTTCAAACGACGACGCAAAGCAAGCAGCCGCCGACCGGCGTGTTCGCGTCCGAGCTCGCCATGGCGCGCCAGGTTCGTGACGGCAAGATGCGGATGCCGCTGCTGCCGGTGTTGTACGAATTGCCCGACCGGCTGACACGCGACGGCGGTTGGAAGGATCGGCGCTATTGGCCGATGGTCAATCCGAACCTGGGGCTTTCGACCAACGAGGATTTTCTGGCGCGCGAGGTGATGCGCGCCGAGGCTGACGGGCCGGCGGCGATCGCGTTGATTGCCAGCCAACATTTCAACGTGCAGATCGGCATGAGCCTGCGCGCCGACGGCTGGGCCGGCGCGCACCATTGGAACCGGGGCGCCGAGGCAGGGCTGACGCTGGAAACGCTGCTGGACCGATCCGAGGCGATCGTGGTCGGCATCGACGGCGGCGGTCTCGACGATCTGCTGGGGATCGCGGTGGTGGGCCGCGAAAAGGAAACCAAGCAACACCTGGCCTGGACGCACGCGCTGATCTCACCCGAGGGGATGGACCGGCGCAAGGCCAACGCCAGCTATTACGAACGCTTCATCGCCGACGGCGACCTGACGGTGGTCGAGGAACTGCCGGACGATATCAGCTATGTGGTCGACACCGTCGACAAGGTGAAGGCCACCAAGAAGCTCGCCGGCGTCGGCGTCGACGCGATCGGCATCGGCGGCATCGTTGACGCGCTGGCAAAAATCGGCGTGACGCAGGAAGCGAAGCTATTGGCCGGCGTGCGGCAGGGGATTGCGTTAATGGGCGCGATCAAGACCGTCGAGCGCAAGCTGGTCGACGGTTCGTTCAAGCATACCGGCTCGGCGCTGATGACGTGGTGCGCCGGCAACGCGCGGATCGTGCCGACGCCGACCGGGATGCGGATCGCGCGCGACGATAGTGGCTATGGAAAGATCGATCCGCTGATGGCGCTGTTCAACGCCAGCGCGTTGCTGGCGACAAACCCGGCGGCGCAAAGCCAGCCGAAATGCGAAGTGTTTTTCGTCTGAAGGGATAACCGCCATGTTGAACCGGGCCTATAGCTTGCTTGAGATCAAGCAGGTGGACGAGGACGCGCGCGTGATCACCGGGCTGGCGTCGACGCCGGCGCCCGATCGGCTCGAGGATATCGTTGAGCCGGCCGGCGCGGTGTTCAAATTGCCGCTGCCGCTGCTGTGGCAGCACGATAGCCGGCAGCCGATCGGCCAGGTCACGCACGCCAAGGTCGGCAAGGCCGGCATCGAGATCGTGGCCAAGATCGCCAAAGGCGTGACCGCCGAGATCGACCGCGCCTGGGCGCTGATCAAGGCCGGCCTGGTGCCGGGGCTGTCGATCGGCTTCAAGCCGCTGGCGCACGAATTCATCAAGGACAGTTCCGGCATTCGCTTCACCAAATGGGATTGGCTCGAGCTGTCAGCCGTGACCATTCCGGCGAACGCGCAAGCCACCATCGCCACCGTGAAATCGATCGACACCGCGCAGCGGGCCGCGACAGGCCAGCCAACGCCGCACGTGGTCGTTCGCCTGCAACCACCCGGCGCCTCGGGACATCCACAACGCTCAACCCAACAGGATGTCACCACCATGAAAACGATAGCCGAACAGATCACTGCACTCGAAAACAAGCGCGCCGCCAACGCCGCGCGCATGGATGCCGTGATGCAGAAAAGCGTGGAAGAAGAACGCACCACCGACGCGGCCGAAAGCGAGGAATTCGACAGGCTCGACACCGAGCTGAAGGCGATCGACGCCGACCTGGTTCGTCTGCGTGCGAACGAAAGGGCAGCCGCACACGCCGCCAAGCCTGTGAAGGCAGCGGCGTCCGAGGGCATCACGGTGCGCAATGGTATCAGCGTGATCGGGGCGCCGAAGCTCGACAAGGGCATCGCGTTCGCGCGCTACGTGATCGCCAAGGCGGTCTCGTTCAAGGAAATGGTGCCGGCGACCGAGATCGCGCGGCAACGCTGGCCCGATCATCCCGAGATCGAACTGGCGCTGAAGGCTGCGGTGGCGCCAGGATCCAGCACCACGCTGGCAACGCTGGTGCAGCCGACTGTGATGGCGTCGGAAATGATCGAGTATCTGTGGCACCGCACCATCGTCGGGCGGATCCAGGGGCTGCGGCGGGTGCCGTTCAACATCAAGGTGCCGCGGCAGACTTCCGTGGCGAGCGTGTCATGGGTCGGCGAGGCAGCGCCAAAACCGCTGTCGGCCTTTGCACTCGATACCGTGACGCTGGGCTACTACAAGATCGCCGGCATCGTGGCGCTGACGGACGAAATCATAAAGTTCAGCTCGCCGTCGGCGGAAGCCATGGTGCGCGACGAACTGGCGAACGCGATCGTCACGCTGATGGATCACGACTTCATCGATCCGGAAAAGGCAGCGGTCGCCGGGATCTCGCCGGCGTCGATCACCAACGGCGTCACACCAACGGCGGCAACCGGCACGGCTTACTCAAACTTTGCCGCCGATTTCGGAACCACCATGGCCAAGTTCGATGCCGCTCGCATCGACACGTCAGCTCTGGCGATCGTTATGAGTTCACGCATCGCGCGCTCGCTAAGCCTGATGCTGAATTCGTTGGGGCAACCGCTGTTCCCGAACGTTGGGGCAACCGGCGGCACCGTGCAGGGCTATCAGGTGATCGTGTCGGGCAACGTCGATCCGACCGGCGACGTCGCGGCGAACGGCGATAACATCGTCTTCATCAAGCCGGACGAGGTCTTGCTGGCTGACGACGGCAGCGTGTCGATCGACATTTCGCGCGAGGCATCGGTGCAGATGGACGGCGCACCGGACAATCCGGCACTGGCCACGACCATCATGGTCTCGGCGTTCCAGCACAACTTGGCGCTGATCCGTGCCGAGCGGTTCTGCAACTGGCTCAAACGCCGCGCCGAGGCGGTGCAGTATATCTCGGGCGCGAAATACGCCTGAGTGAACGCCCAACTCGGCCCGGTGAAAACCGGGCCGTTTTTTCAATGGAGGTGCATCGATGCCGCAACAACTGATCGCGCTGGAACGGTTCTATTACGCCGGCCGCAACGTCGAGATGGGCGAGGAATTCGCCTGTGATGACGTGGATGTCGCGCTGCTGACCCATGCGGTGAAGCCGATGGCCGCGACGATCGAGATCGAAACGCAGAAAAAACCACAGGCCGAAACCATGGCGGCGTCGGAACTGGAACAACCGCGGCGCTACAAGCGGCGCGACATCAAGGCCGAGGACTGACGTGCGCCTGTTCGGGTTCGAAGTTACCCGCGCCAAGGCTTCGCCGCCGGGGCCGCAGTCCTGGCACTCTGGCAGCAACGGCTGGTATCCGATCATACGCGAGCCGTTCACCGGCGCCTGGCAGCGCAACCTGGAAATATCGGCCGAGACCGCATCGAGCTTTCATGCCGATTTTGCCTGCAAAACCTTGATCGCGCGCGACATCGGCAAGCTGCGCATCAAGCTTTCCGAAAAGGATCCTGACGGGATCTGGACCGAGACCAGCAACCCGGCGTTCTCGCCGGTGCTGCGCCGGCCGAATGACTACCAGACACATAACCAGTTCTTCGAAAGCTGGATGCTGTCGAAGCTGGCGCGCGGCAACACCTACGTTTTGAAGGTGCGGGACATGCGCCAGGTCGTGACCGGGCTGCATGTTCTGGATCCGAACCGGGTGACGCCGCTGGTCGCCGACGACGGCTCGGTGTTCTACCGGCTGAACGGCGACGATCTCGCCGGCGTCGATGAAAACATCGTGCTGCCGGCGCGCGAGATCATCCACGACCGCATGAATTGCCTGTTTCATCCGCTGGTCGGCACGCCGCCGGTGTTCGCCTCGGGGCTGGCGTCAATGCTGGGCATCAATGCGCAGCACGCATCGGCGTTGCTGTTTCAGAACAACTCGACGCCAGGCGGCGTTCTGACCACGCCGGTGTCACTTGACGACGCGCAGAAACAGCGCATCAAGGACGAATGGGAAAGCAAATTTTCGCGCATCAACCTCGGGCGCGTTGCGGTGCTGTCGGGCGGCATGAAATTCGAAAAAATGCCCATGACGCACGTCGAGGTTCAAATGGTCGAGAACCTGAAATGGTCGGCCGAGGTGGTGTGCAGCGTGTACCATGTGCCGCCCTACAAGGTCGGCGTCGGCGCGCTGCCGTCGTACAACAACGTGCAGGCGCTCAACGTCGAATATTATTCGCAGGCGCTGCAGTCCCACATCGAGGAAATCGAGGAACTGGTCGATCATGCGCTCGGCATCGGCTGGGGCGAAAGCCTCGGCACCGAGTTCGACACCGACAACCTGTTGCGCATGGACAGCACCACGCTGGTGACGACCATCCGCGATGCCGTCGGCGCCGGCGTGATGGCGCCGAACGAAGGGCGCGCAAAACTCGACCTGAAGCCGAAACAGGGCGGCGAAACGCCCTACCTGCAGCAGCAGAATTATTCGCTGGCAGCTCTAGCCAAGCGTGACGCGCAGGCCGATCCGTTCGCCACCGCCGCACCGCCGGCGCTGCCGGCACCGGATCCCGAGCCGGAACCCGAACCAGAGGACGAGGAAAAGGCGATCGTTGTGCCGGCCGAGCTTGCTACCAGGCTGGCTGCTGCGGTGCGCACGCTGCACGAGGCGCCGCCGATCGTCGAGCCGGTCGACGCGCCACCACCGCCGCAACGGGTGATCCGCATCGAGCGCGACGGCGCCGGCAACCTGGTGCCGATTTATGGTTCTTGAATTATCGGAAGCCGCCAGCGCCACCATGCTGGATGTGCTTTCCGGCCTAATGGATGGCGGCACGATCGAGCTGCTGTCGATCGACGAACACGTGCTGGCGGTGCTGAAGCTATCGAACCCGGCAACCAAAAAGGCGATCGACGGCCGGCTCGAATTCAACGCCATTGCCGACGAGGATGCGGCGCCGGCGCAGGGGATCGCTGCCAGCGCGCGCATCATGGGATCCGACGGCGGCCTGGTGTTTGGCTGCGATGTCGGCGACGTCAATTCGGATGCCGTGATCAAGCTCAACCCGATCAAGATCATGCGCGGCGTTCCGGTGCGGCTGCATTCGTTCCAGCTTGTGATGCCGTAGCAATGCCCGCCTATGCCGACCTGGTGCATCAGACCAGCACCACGACCGGCGCCGGCAACCTGACGCTGACGGCGGTCAACGGCAAGCGAACGTTCCTGGCGGCGTTCGGCACCGGCGGGACCAACACGTTCGACTACTACGTTTCGAACCGCGAGGCCGCCGAGTGGGAACGCGGCACCGGACACGAGACCGCCGGCGCGCTGGTGCGCGACACCGTGCTGGCGTCAAGCAACGCCAACGCCGCGGTGGCGTTCTCTGCCGGCGTCAAGGACGTCACCAACGATCAGCCGGCCGACAAGCGCATAGACAAGTTAGACGCTGCGCCGCTCGATGCGCTGGCGTATAGCGGGATGCAGATCAATGGCGGAATGGAGGTTAGTCAGGAGCGTGGTCTCGCCTCTACATTTCTTAATCAGTATGTTCTCGACGGGTGGCAAGCGACTAGAGCCGGCCCGATGATCACTCCGTGCTATCAGTCAGCGACCGGCAGCGTGGGCGGGTTTCCTTATGGTTTGGTGGGGACCGTTACAACGGCAGCAGCATCTCTTGGTGCGAACGACTATCAAGCGTTCTTTCAATTTATTGAGGGTTGGCGTACTGCGCGATTGGGTTGGGGCGCGGCGAATGCAAAGCCAATCACGCTTGCTTTCTGGACGTGGCACCACCGTGTTGGGATTTACAGCGGTACTATTCGGAATGGCGCTGCAAACCGCAGTTATGCTTTTTCTTATACGCAGGCCGCTGCCGATGTTTTGCAATATAACGTCATAACAATTCCCGGCGACACAACAGGAACGTGGGCCGTTGAGAACACCGTTGGAATGATCGTAACTTTTTCCAACGGTGCGGGTACTACTTTTACGGCTCCATCGGCAAATACTTGGCTGGCGGGCAACTATCAGGCTGCACCGGGACAAGTGAACGGCGTTGCTGCCACATCAGATGTGTTCCGTATCACAGGCGTCGTTGTCCTCCCCGGCATCCACGCCCCGACCGCAGCACAGTCACCGCTGATCATGCGTCCGTATGATCAGGAGTTGATGGTGTGCCGACGATATTACACAAAGATCGAAAGCGCCGTTCAATTGGCGGTGGCGGACGGCAACTCGATGACGCAATTAGCACTGCCCGTATCAATGCGAGCGGTGCCGACCGTGACCGCATCAGGGTCAGCAACGTGGATCGCAAACGGCACCGACACCATCCGCCAAGCAACCACCGGGGCGTTTGCTGCCACAATCCTTAAATGCGATGCGAGGTTGTGATGGCTGAATATCAACTCACAGCAACTGACGCCGTGATCCGCACCGAAGATGGCGCGTGCATTCCCAACGATCCCGGCAACCGCGACCGCATCGAATACGAACAATGGCTCGCCGACGGCGGCGTGCCGGATCCTTATGTCAAGCCGCCGAAAGTAACAATAAGCACGGTCGATTGGATCGGGCGTTTCACCAATGCGGAATATAGATCAGCAACCGCGACGACATGGCGGCAGACAGGGCCAAACGCCAAGAACTGGGATGTCGTGGCCTTCGAGGACACAATCAACCTTAGCAATCAGAAAACGGCGGCGCTCAAGCAGTCGCTGGTAATGGATAGCATCCTGACGCAAGAACGCGCCGACATTATTTTTAGTGCCGACGCTGAATGATCGGCGGGTTTGTTGGCAAGGCGATCGGCGGCGTCGTTGCCACCGGCGCCGCTGTTTCGGCGGATGTTGCCGAAGTTGCGAACGCGCTCGATCAACTTGATGCCGTTAGCGTTGTTCCTGCGAATGTTGTCGAGGCGACGAGCGCGATTGATCACCTCGATGCCGTTGCTGAAGTTTTCGCCAACGCGATCGAGGCGGCGGTTGCGCTCGACGATCTCGACGCCGCCGTCGATGCGGCCGATGCGCTTTCGGCCAGCGTTGCCGAGGCGGCGGATGCGATCGACCAGCTCGATGCCACGGTTATTGCCGGCACCGCGATCGACACGGGCGGCGGCTTTGCCGAACCGCCACGGCTGCTGCGGCCTGTCGTCGGCGTCGGCTTTGGGATCCTGCCGCAGCTCGAGGGCGAGGCGTTCGGTTCTGTCGTCATCGCAGGCAACGGCGCAGGCTTGCTGCCGCAGCTCGCTGGCGAGGCCAGCGGATCGGTCGGCGTTGCCGGACGCAGCGCGGCGCGGTTCACCATCAAGGCGGCGGCGCTCGGCGTTGCCGGCGTGCGCGGCAAGGGTTCGGGCATCGTGACGTTAGAGGCGACCGCAATCGGGCGGCAGGACGATGACGAAGCAGCGGCCGTCATGGCCTGGCTGCTGGCAGCATAAGGGGAGGGCATGAACGAAAATCCAAACATTCCGGCGCCGCCCTATTCGATGATCGACGCGATCAACACCTGCCTGGCTTTGGCGCAGCGTGCGCTCGATGAGGTGCGGGTGCTGGCGCGAATTCCAGGGCCGCGCGGTGAAGCCGGTCCCGAGGGCAAGCCAGGCCCGATCGGCGACAAGGGCGAGCGCGGCGCTAAGGGTGATGCTGGCCGCAACGCCACCGATCTGAACCTGATCCAGGACTATTGCCGCGAACAGGTCGAGCGCATCATCAAGACTGCATCGGTCACGACCAACGACGGCGGCCGCACGCTGCTGTGGTCGATCGGCGAGACGGTTCACCAGGTCAAGACGGCGGCGGTGATCGATGCCGGCGTTTGGAAAGAGGGCGCCACGTATGTCGCCGGCGATGCCGTCAGCCATGGCGGCTCGCTGTTCATCGCGCAAGCCGAGACCACCGCCAAGCCTGGCAAGTCGGACGAATGGCGGCTCGCGGTCAAGCGCGGCAACGACGGCCGCGACTATCGCGCCGACGACAAGCGCAGCGCCGAGCCGGTCAGGTTCAAATAATGCACTCGATTTTTGAGATCACCGAGGAACTGCCCGAGACCGCTGGGCCGGATCTGATCAGCCTGGACGATCTGAAGCTTGCGCTTGGCATCACCGGCACCGACGAGGATGCCGCGCTGCAGGCACAGATCACGTTTCAGTCGCGCATCATCGCCGAATATTGCGATCGCCGGTTCGGTTACGCCAAGGCGCTGGAAACCTTCACGTTCGATCCAGGCGAGACCATGCTGGTCCGGCAAGCCTTGACGCTGCAGCTCTATCCGGTGGCCGAACTGTTCGACGTGGTGACGGCGACCGCCGCTTATGAATTCGATCCGGCCAGCGGTCGCGTCTGGTGCGAGGCCGGATGGGCCGACAAGGTCGCGGTGTCCTATGGCGGCGGCTACAATCTGCCGGACGACGCGCCGGCACGTTTGCAGAAGGCCGTGATCGAGGCGGTCAACGAACGGCGCACCGTCGGTTCGCGCGATGCCGGCGTGCGCGAGGTGCAGCACGGCGATACCAGGATCAGCTATTTCACGCCGGCGCTGGCAACCGCGACAAGCGGCTATCTGTCCGCGGTGGTGATCGATCTGATCCGGCCCTTCCGGCGGATCACGGTCGCATAATGTTCGACTATAGCGCGCTGCTTTACGATCCGATCTATGACGCGATCGGCGTGCCGGCGACACTGGACGGGGCGTCGATCACGGTGATCGACAACACCAGGGCAAAGGTGCAGCCGGCCGGCTCGACCGAGTTGCACAGCGTCGGGCCTGGCGCATTCGCGCGGATCCCCGAACTCGCCGCGCTCGGCATCACGCGCGCCGACTATCTCGACGCGGTGCTGACGTTCAACGGCCGCACCTGGACGGTGACAAACTACGACTTTCGCGGCTCGCCGAACGGCGAGGATCTTGGCGAGGTGCAATTCTTTCTAAAGGCGTCGAGCGGTGGCTGACGTTCGCGAGAACATCCTGGCGCGGTTGGTCGCGGTGGCTGCCAGCATACCGGGGATCAAGTCGGCGCAGCGCGACAACGTGGACATCACCGAGGAACACTTGCCGGTCGCGATGGTGTTCGACGGCGACGAGGAAACCAACGACGCCGGCGATCAATCGATGCGGCCGGCGCATCGGCCGACCGTGGTGCAGATGACGCCGGAAATCACGATCATCGATATGGCCGACCTGATCGGTCCTGCACTCAACATATATCGGGCCGAGCTGATCAAACGGGTCACGACCGACACCGAACTCAACGAACAGATCGTCAAGACCGGCCGGCACGGCAACGGTGCGATCCGTTATCTCGGCTGCGATGTCGGGATTGCCTGGGTGCGCGAACGGCACGGCGCGCTGCACGCAAGGTTCTTGTTCAAGTACGTACTTAAACCGGACGAACTCTAGAAAGGAAAAGCTGCCATGCCTGTGTCACCGGACGTCAATAACTATCACATCGGCAAAGGGATCGTCAGTTTCAAAGAGGAAGGCGGATCCACTTTTACCGATCTCGGCAACGCGCCGTCGTTCAGCTATTCGCCGACGGTTGAAAAGCTTGAACACTTTTCAAGCCGTGAGGGGGTGAAGACAAAAGACTTCACCGCCATCACGCAGGTCGGTGCCACCGTCACGTTCACGCTGGACGAGATCACCGGCACCAACCTGGCGTTCTTTGCGCTCGCCGAGGCTGACACTTCTGTTCCCGGCGAAATCACGCTCAACGGTTTGTCCAAAGCCGAATTCAAAGGCGAGATCAAGGTGGTCGGCACCAACGACATCGGCCAGCAAGTCGATTTCACGGCTGCCGTTTCCTTTGTCCCGTCCGGCGATTTCAACTTCATCACCGACGAGGACAATTTCAGCGTGATCACGATCGAGGCCGAGGTGCAAAAGGGCGCCACCGGCGAGTTCGGGGTTTGGACCATCCGCGACGAAGTCGTAACGCCTTGAGGTGAAACATGGCTGACCTGTTGGATATTGCGCCATCGTTGTCTGTCGAGGCCGTCAGGATCAATGGCGGTCAGCGGATCACGGTGCAGAAAATTGGCTTCGACGGGATTGCATACCTTGTCAAACATTTCCCCGATCTTGCGATGCTGCTGGCCAGCGGCATCACGGCCAACACTGCGGCGATGTTGGTCATGCAAATGAGCGGCGCTGTTTGCCCGATCATTGCCGCCGGCTGCGGCCATCCTGGCGATAAAGAATTCGAACAGGCAGCAGCTAAGTATTTGGCAGAGGATCAATTAAAATTACTGGGGGCAATCCTGCGGGTGACATTCCCAAACGGCTTGATCCCTTTCATGGAAGCGATGGGGGGGTTCGTGCAGGGCGTGACGGGCGAAAAAGCAAAACCCGTCAAAGTCCGCTTAAGGAAGCCGCCATCGCAATCACCGTCCTTATCCGACGCGGCTTCCCCCCCGACTTTGCAATGAGTTTGTCGCCGCGGCAGCTCTGGGCCTATCTCGAATTCAGCAACCATGCTGACGGCATCGATCTGGCACGAACGGCCATCGGCGCGCAGGGCGACGGCGAGACGATCAAAAAAATGATTGAGGAATTGACGAAGTGAAGATCGTCGTGGATGCCGATCCCGATTTGTGGACCGACATGATGCGCGAGATCAAACGCCCGATCGCCGAGGGCGCGGTGGCAGCATTGCGCGAGGTCGCCGCGACATCGGTGCAAGAAGGGCGGCGCGACATCGCCAAGGCCGGCCCGAACTTCCGAGCCAATTGGCAAGAGCGTTTGCAGTATCTCACCAAGGGCGCCAAGGTCAGCGGCGATGCGTCGATGGATGCCGAGGCGGTGGTGTTTCACAAGTACGGCATCGCCGGCGTGTTCGAACACGGCGCCACCATTCGCGGCAAGCCGCTGCTTTGGATCCCGACAACCCGCCGCGCGCCGCCGCCTGGCAAGTCAGGGAAAAAACTAACCTCGGCGACGGTGCGCGGCAAGCCGATGCTGTTCGACGCCAACGATCGCAACCGCAACCGCAAGCCGCTCTACATCGGCGTACGCCAGGTGGTGGTGCCGAAGAAATTCCACATCACCGAGATCGTGCGCAAGAACGTCACGAAGATCGCGGCGTTCTTCGCCAAACACTTCAAGGGCAACTAGATGGCCGAGAAACTATCGATACGCATCCAGCTCGAGGGCGCCAAGGAAATTGAAGCGCAACTCGAGAGCCTGGGCGATGCCGGCAAGCAGGCGTTTGTCGAATTGTCCAAGGAAGCCGAAAAGACCGGCAGAAAACTTGACCAGGTCAAGCCGGAAGAAATCACAAAGAAGATCGAGGAACTCGGCGTCAAGGGGGAAGGCGCATTCGAAAAGATCGGCGCGGCCTTGTCCAAGGCCAGCGGCATCAAGGACTTTGCCGGCCAGGTGCAGGTGGCCGAAGATGCCATGTCTAAATTCGGGCTTTCGGCGACGAAGGCGCTGGGGCCGATCGGTGGAATAGCGCGGATGCTTGGGCCGATTGGCATCAGCCTGGCTGCGGTTGCATCTGGCCTGGTCTATTTTGGCGGCGCGGCCATCAAGACCGCAGCGGACATCAGCAAGGTCACCGCCGAGGCGGCAAAGCTGGGTTTGACCCTTGAACAGTTCAAACAGTTGCAAGTGGGGATCGGACAACTCGGCGCAGCGTGGGAAGATGCCAGCAAGGGGATCGCGCAGCTCGGAAGCGCGATCGACAAGCTGAAGGTCGCCGAGGTCAAGCAAGATCTCGATGCGCTGAATGAAGGGATCAAGCTCGGCTACGGCATCCAGGGCACGGAAAGCCTGTTGCGGTTGAAGGCGGCCGCGGAAGGCGTCGGGCCGGCTGCCAAGGCTGCACGCGCCGCGCTGGAACAGCTCGGTGTGGGTGTCGCTGCAGGCATTGATCCGGTCGCTGAAGCTCTCAAACGGCTTGGCATTTCCGCGCTGGATACCGCGCGCGCCTTCCCGGTTATTCGCGACGTGTTGCTGCAGATGCCGGACAACGCGAACCGGACTGCTTTGGCACTCGAATATCTCGGCGACGCTGGCCTCGCAGTGGTTGGCAAGATCAGCCCGATCACGGCCGAGCTAAACAAGCTCAATGCAGAGTGGCAGAAGCAACAACAACAGCAACCGTCGCAGGCGATGCTGTTCTTTCTTGAGATGATGAACGCCGCATTGATCAAGCACGGCGAGATTGTTCAGCAGGAAATGGCCGAAGCCGACGAAGCCTACAAGCGTAACCAATCGATCCTCGGACAACTGTTCCAAGCCATCACAGGATATGCCGCGACCGATGTTTGGGGCGCTTTCAAACAATCGGCCATCGAATTCGGTGAAGCTGCCGTAACATCGTTCAACATGGTTGCGAACGCCGGCGTTGCGGCATGGAACGCCATTTCGGGGGCGGTACAGACGGCTATCGGATGGATCCAAAAAGCCATCGGCGGCATGAAAGAAATGTTCGGGATGGGCGGCGGCGAGGCTGGCGCCGCGCCTAGCGTCGGGGCGTTCGCCGGCGGCGGATTGACCGGCGGCCGCGGCACCGGCACCTCGGATAGCAACCTGGCTTGGCTGTCGCGCGGCGAATACATCACGCCGGCGCGCGCGGTGCGGCAACCTGGCGTGCTGTCGTTCCTTGAGGCGCTGCGGCGCTCGGGTGGCAACCTGACCAGGGTTCTGGATGGGATGGGCCACTTCGCGCTGGGCGGCATGGTGCGCTCGCCGCTGCCGGCGTTCGCGGCCGGCGGTCTCAACGGCGGCAGCAACGTGACCATCCAGTTCCCCGGCCTGCCGGCGATCGGCGGCCTGCGCGCCTCGACGCAGGTGGTTGACGAACTGCGCAAGGCTGCCGCGCTGGCGCAGGTGCGATCGGGTGGCCGCAAGCCGAGCCGGTATTCCTGATGCCTGCGCATACCCTGCTGGCGATCGACGGCATTGATTTCTCGCAATATGCCGTGCGCGGCATCACCATGACGCTGGAACCGATCCAGCAAGCCGGCAACCTGGCGCGGGATTGCCGCGGCGAGCTGGTGGATATTTCGCTGGAACAGTTCCGGCAATACAAAGTCGCGATCACCTGCACCGATCACGAGGCGCCGCAGCTCACCGACATCTGGCCAGGGCAGGACATCACCATCGAGTGTATCCCCGGCCTCGGTGCCGCCAACGGTGCCGACGATGTGCTGACCATTCTGGCCAAGGTGACGGCGTGGAACACCTCGCGCGACGAATGGGCGGCCGAGGTCCAGTGGCAGCTTGAAGCCGAACAACGGGTGATCTGATGCCGGCCGGCCTGCCGTATTTCGCCTGGATCGATGCGACCGAGGCGACGTTCGAACCGGGGCATATGCGCTGGGACGAAAGCGTGTTTTCGTTCACGCTGAAACAGGATGAAGGCGATCCGGCCAGCCTCACCGTGACGGTGCGCCGGCCGCGCAACCTTGAAGGCAACCCGATCGGCCTGCTGGGCGCCGGCCGCAAGATCTGGGTCTGGTTCGCGATCGATTGCGGGCCGAGCCTGTTCAAGTTTCGCGGCCGCCTGGTCGGCGTGCCGACATCGCTGTTCGAGGATCTGGTGACGCTGGAATTCGTGGCGCGGCCGTTCAACGTGGTGGCGCAGAAGGAAACTCTGGCCGAAACGCTGCGCGTGCTGCCATTCTACGATCCGGTGATGCTGGATCCGTCACGGCGCACCGATCCCGAGGTCGTGTTGGAGGGCTACAGCAAAAACTGGCACTACGATCGCGAAACGCATCTGCTGACGGTGTCCGACGAGATCACCGGCGAGGACGGGCTGGTCGAGTTCGACGGCGCGAGCGAACCCGGCAAGGTGTTCTGGGACGGTCTCGGCTTGAACCTGACCAGCGGGCCGCTGTCGCGCGTTGACGTAATCGCGGAATTCACATGGACGCAGCAGGCATCGGGCGGCGTCGATCTCACGCAATACATCGTCAGCCAATGGCCGAACGAAACGCCGCTGCCGGGGATCATAACCTCGTTCACGTTCGCCGCCGACAATTGGCCGACCAATGGTTCCGGCCTGGGCAATGGATGGGAAGCCAGCGAAGCCGGTGCCGTCGAAGTTTATGATCTGGAACCAAAGGGCAAGACCACCGGCGGCACCGTCACCGTCAACTGGTACGATGGCGCGCGCACCAGCGTGACCGCAAACAATTCGATCACCTCGCTGACCACGACGCCGCCAGGCTCGATCTCGTTCAACCAGATCAAAACCACCGACACCTGGTCGACGCAGTATGCCGACGACGGCGACGGCGGAAAGTATGCCGCATCGTTCAACCGCAACACCACGCTGGTCGGTGCGGTGCTGCCGCTGCATCACGTGCGGCCGACGCTTAAAGCGGCGTTCACCGCTGGGCGTGCGTTTACTGAAACGGTTTCGTTTTCATTGTTCGCCGACGTGCAACCCATCCTGACCGATCCCGACGACGGCGAGGCGCTGCGGCTCGACAACATCCGGTCGGTCAACTTGAGCGAGCCAATCGACGGCGTGCTGCCGATCGTGGATCCGCGTCGGCGTTCCTACATCGCGACCGAGCGCGGCAACCGCAGCCTGGAACACCTGATCGCGCTGGCGCGGGCGCACCTGTTGAAACGTGCGCGCGCGGTCGAGATCACGTTCGCGCCGAAGCTGGAACGGATGCCCGAGGTGACGCTGCGAAAGAATGCCTTCCTGATCGAGCCGCGCGTCGGCGAGGCGCTGGGCAAGGTCATCGGCTATCAGATCGAGCTGGACGGTTCCGACGGCCAGGTCAAGTGCGAGATCAAGATCGGCTGCGCGATCGGCTATGGCGGCTCGGCGGTGGCGGCCGGCGGCACGCCTACCTATTGCGAGGAAGAATACACCGGCGCCGACTACCAGCAATTCACCGACCGGATCGTGCTGTTCGATACTTCAGTGGGCTACGCGCCACCGGCTGCCGATCCGAACGATGACGGCATCGACTTCCTGTCAACGCTGACGGCGGCCGACGTGATCGAGGTGCCGCTGGTGGTCGAGAACCCGCCGGCGGTGCAACGCGCGCTGATCCATTCGATGCAGTTCAAGGCCAACCCGATGACCTATGCGCCGACGCCTGGCAGCGATCCTGCGGACACCAACGCACTGGTGAAAGAGCGCAGCGATGCGGTCAGCAATGCGCTCAAGACCGTCGAGACCAGGGCGACGTTCAAGCTGAAGAACATGGAACGCGAATTCTCGACGCCCTACGAGGTGCAGGTGACCGACCTGATGATCCCGACCGGCTACGATCTTGAGGCGGCGTGATGGCAGGGTTCGAGCTGATCGTCAGGCCGGCGGTATTCCCCGACATCCGGCCGCAGGCGCCGCGCACGCTGACGACGCCGGCAACCACCGATCCGACGCAAGGCATCGCCATCCTGGGCGGCGCGGGCGGCAAGCTGATCGATCTGACGGAAAGCTATTCGCAGAGCTGGTCACGCTCGCTGCCGGCAATCGAGAGCCGGCGGCGGGTTGACAAGGTGCGGACTTATTTCACCAACGCCGACGGCACCATCGACGAGAACCAATGGGTCGACACCGAGGTGATCACCAAGGTCTGGCTGCATGACATCAGCCAGGATTACACGCGCCGCTATGCCGCGCCGCAAGCCGATGCCAGCAGCGAGATCATGGAAACCGGCGTGATGAAATACAACCCGAGCTTCCGCGGGACGGGCGAACTATGACGGTTATTTATGTGACCAGCGGCGCCTGGGGCGCCGGCGTCGGTGCGCCATTGAGCGCCGCGGATGTCGATGGCAATTTTTATGACCTTGACCAGCGCATCGTCGCGCTCAACGCCGACCTGGACGAAGGCAAGCGGATCGAAAGCGTTACCTATACCAGCAACAGCATGACGTTCCATTTCACCGATGGGACGACGCAGGTGATCCCGCTGCCGATCGCCACGCTGGAATTCGTCGGCGAATGGACGAACTCAACGCCGTACACGCGCGGCCACATGATCAGCGGCGGCGGCCTGGGCATCTTCCAGGTGCTGCAGGATCACACCACGCCGGCGCCACCGGCGACATTCGATCCTAATGCCACCGCCGACGGCGATCCTTTGTATCAACTCTGGATGCCGCTGCGCGATGTCAACTATGACGCCGCGGTGTTCGTGTCCGGCTCGATCATGCGCGATGCCGGCGCGCTGCTGTTCCAGGGCATCGCCAACCGGTCGATGCGGTTGCCGGCCGGCACCGAAGCCTGCTTTGCCTTTCTGGAAGCCGGCAACGACGGGGCCGGCGCCACCGACGTCATCCTGTCGATCCAGAAGAACAGCACCGAGATCGGCACCATTACGTTTCCAGCCGGCGGCGGCCAGGACGGCACATTCGCCATTGCGGCTGAAACAAACTTTGGGATCGGCGACCGCTACGCGATCAGGGTGACGGCATCCGACAACGCCGAGCCGTCCGATCTGTCGATCACGCTGCCGTTCCTGCGAACCGATATATGAATGGCGCTCGCGCAAGACATTCTTACGCGCATCGTTCGGATCGTGCGCAGCCGCGGCGCGGTGTTTGTCGTGACGACCAAGGGCGCCGTGCAATACTGCATCAAGGTCCGTGGCAGCGGGACAGCGCCGACCATTCAGCCGATCGCGCTGCCGGAAGGGCCGGACGATGTCGGCACGATAACGGAAGGCGCCGGCAGCTCGTACAAAAAGATCAACGGCGTGCCGACGTTCCTGTTGTGCGGAAACCTGGATTACGTCTTGCCGGTCGGCGGAACGCCATTTCTGATTTCAACGTCTTACGTTTACATATCGAACAACGGCATCGATTGGCGCTTCAAATTTACGGCGCCGTTCTACGTCGATACCGATGCGTTCGGTACTGCGCGTCCATCGGAAAGCCGGGGCACGGCGTTCGTCTGGAGCGGCAACGCTTTGCACTATGCGTTCGTCGTGACACGGCGCGGCATGGCCGAGGTGATGGATCCAGAAGGCGACATGCAACCGTGGAAGCAGGAGTATATCTACCATTCCGCCAATGGCGAAAGCTGGTCGGGCAGCGCCATGGGCCAAACGTATGACGAACACCTGGGCTATCGATCGCCATTCCCGCCGGCCCATTGCACGCATCACAATAGCTTCGACCCGATCGGCCAGAACGTGCCGGACGGTTACATGGATGCGTTGAGGGCGGTCACGATGCGGCCGAAGCAGCCGCCGCTGTTCGAATACAGCGTCGGCGTCATTGGCGAACAGGAAAACACTTTCCTGCCATGGACACCGTCACCGGTCGTCCAGGTCACAACCGCCGACGGCACGGTCGAACGGACGGTGCCGGGTTTCTCGGCCGTTTACTGCGTGGCCGGGGCGAATAACATCTGGATGGCCGGCGGCATACGAACCGACGAGGCCGGCGCGGCGCTGGCGCTTTCGTTCAACAACGGCGCGACCTGGACCGCGGTCACGTTCAGCGACGACGATCCGGTGCTAAGCATATCCGCCGCGCCGATGACAGATATTCCCGGCGCCTGATGCTTGCGTGCTTCGTCTGCCAGACCACCGAGCGCGTGCCGGCCACCGTTGCCGCTGCGATCGTTGAAGCGGCGGCGGCTCTCGACGTGCTGGACGTGTTCGGCACCGCCGCTGCGATCGTTGAGGCGGCGGCGGCAACCGATACGCCAGGCAGCGGCATCGATGCGGCGGCGGATATATCGGAAGCGGCCGCGGCGTCCGAGACATCGAGCGCGGATACCACCGCGCCGGCCATCGAGGCGGCGATCGATGAAACGACGACCGCCAGCGACACGCTAGACGGCGCGGTAACAAGTTCCGCGGTGTCGCGCAGCGCAATGATCGACGGCGCATTCATCAATTCCGATGGCACCGCACGCCAGGCCAACGCCGGCGGCGTCATGGTCAATCTGTAGGAACGGCAATGGCAATTCTCTATGTCTGGTCAGGTGCGGCTGGATCGGCCAGCGGCGCCGATTGGGCCAACGCAAAGCTTACGCTGACGGCGGCGTTCACGACCGAGGTGGCCGGCGACACGATTTATGTGGCGCACGATCATAACGAAAGCACCGCTTCCGCAGTCACGCTGACATCGTCCGGCACTGTTTCCAATGTCACCAAGGTGATCTGTGTCAACCGCGCCGGCACGGTGCCGCCGGTTGCGGCCGATCGGCGCGCAACGGCGCAAGTGGCGACAAGCGGCACCAACAACCTGACCATCACCGGCGTTGCCCACTATGACGGAATAATCTTTTCGGCCGGCACGGGTTCGAGTAGTTCCGCCCATATCGTCTGCCACACGGCCGCCAGCACCTGGTTGCGCTTTGACAATTGTTCGATGCGGTTTCCAATCACCGGCGCGAGTGGGGGATCGTTCTATGCAAACGGCACTGCCGGCAGCTTGGGCGGAACTTACACCGAACTCAACAACACGACGATGGTGTTCAACTCGGCGGGCGCCGGCATTCTGTTCTGTGGCGCTCTGAAATGGCGGAACACGCCCACAGCATTATCCGGGTCGGCGCTTCCTGGCACTTTGTTTACTCCTGTAACCGGTGCCGCGCGCGGCGGATCGATCGAATGCATCGGGGTTGATCTTTCTGCGCTCGGTTCGGGAAAAACCATCGTTAACATTGCCGGCACCAACCAAGGGCCGAGGTTCAGGCTGATCGATTGCAAACTCGACGCTGCGGTGACTAAGGCGAACGTGCCGCTGGTTGGGCAAGGTAGCGAACTCGAATTCATCCGCAGCGGTGCGACCGGAAATTATACGGTTTACCGCACGCAAGTTGCAGGCACGCTCGACCAGGAAACCACCATCGTCCGCACCGGCGGCGCATCGGACGGCACCACGCCGATCGCCTGGAAGATCGTCACCACCGCGAACTGCTTTTATTCGATGCCATTCGAGTGCCCGCCGATCGCGATCTGGTGCGACACCACCGGCTCGGCAGTCACGGCGACCGTCGAAGGGATCTGGGGCGGCGGCGCGGTGCCGAACGACGATGACGTCTGGCTCGATGTCGAATATCTGGGCGATGCCAGCTCGCCGCAGGGTTCGTTTGTCAATGACGGTAAGCCTGACCTGATCACGGCGGCGGCGGCGCAGACATCAAGCGCGGCGAGCTGGGGCGGCTCGACCACCAAGTTCAAGCTGGCGGCGACATTCACGCCGCAGCAAAAGGGCTGGATCTACGCGCGCGTGAAATGCGCCAAGGCATCCAGCACGTTCTACATCGATCCGCTTGTCACGCTGACCTAACCAAAAGGAACACCACCATGCCAAACGAACGCGCCGATGCGCGCGAATGCAATGACGCGACCGTGATCCGCGGCGCGCCGCTGGACGAACGCGCCGACGCACACGGCCGCTATGAGGTCGAATGCATCGGCGCCGACGGCAAGCTGAAATGGCGCGAGGCGATCGACAACGTCGTCTGCACCGTCGGCAAGAACCTGGCGCTCGACACCTTCCTGGCCGGCGCCGCCTATACCGTTACCGGGCCGTTCATGGGGCTGATCTCGTCGGTGTCGTACACGGCGGTCGCTGCCGCCGACACCATGGCGTCACACACCGGATGGCTGGAAGCCGGCGGCGCCAATGCACCGACCTACAGCGGCACGCGCAAGACCGCGGCGTGGACGGCCGCGGCGGCGGGCGCCAAGGCGCTGACCGCGGCGTTGTCGTTCGCCATCACCGGCACCGGCACCGTCAAAGGCGCGTTCCTCTGCTTTGGCTCTGGCGCGGTCAACACCGTGGGCAGCACCGCCGGCACGCTGTGGTCGGCCGGCACCTTCAGCGGTGGCGACAAGGCCGTGATCAACGGCGACACGCTCAACGTGTCCTATTCGA